AGGCAATAAAGAAAACCTACGCGAAATTCTTTAAGCGCAATACATTTGATCTTTCAAGATTCAAAGATGATCGAGAGTTAACTCCTGAAGAGGAAGAAGAGATTATTGCAAATCTTGGAAGAAAGGTCCCAAGCAAGAAGCTGCCAAGTTTGAGTCAAGGACTTATTAGCGAAGATGAGTTTGAGGATGAATTCTAATGGCAAGAATAGCAAGGATTAAACTTACATCGGATATTGGCTCTTTCAAGCAGGATATGGAGAAGGCCAAGCAGCTCTTAAGAGGGCTTGGCTCTTTGAATATTGATAGTAAGGCTAGCGAGAAGCTCAAAGAGGCCATTACTAAAGATTTGAATGATGCAAAAGATAGAGCTCAAGAAGCGATAGCCAAAATTAAAGCTTCATTTGAGCAAATGGCCACGAGTAGTGATAAGGGATTTGATCCTGAAAAGGTTAATCGCTATCTAAGAAGATTAAGTGATCTTCAGCAAAGGCTCAATGATATTAAAAGGATTCAATCTTCTTTTTCAGATACTGGCATTGCTGATACAAAGAAGGATTCAACTGTAATTGGCTCTCTTGCCAAGTTGACAAAATCACCAATAGGGATGATCGCTGGCGCTGCTGGTGCTATTGGTTTGGGTCTTGGTGTTGGGAATCTTTTTCAAAGACAGCGTGGGATTTCTGCTCAAAGACTTGAGGCCTCAGCTCTTGTGGGCGGACAAGTTACAAATCAAGAATCTGAACTTGGATTCACTCCAGAAGAGAGAAGGCAAAGAATTACAGAAATAGCTCGCTCTGTTGGCAGAAATATGTCAATTGATGAGCAAAGCCGTGCCTTGGAGCTTGGCGAGCTTGCTCAAAGATCTTTTGGCATATCTACTCAAGAGCAAGCCAGATCAATGGAAGTGGCAAGGCGCGCTGGCGTTCAAGATCAGCAGAAAAACTTTGCTCAAACAATTGGCTTTGCTGTGGCTGCGGGTCTTGAGGGCTCTAGGGTTGGAGAATACTTATCAGCCATAAGTGAAGGTATCGCTCAAATGTCTCAGGGCATCAACATTGATAGTGAATCTTTGAATGGTTTTGCTGCTGCTCTTACATCAATGCCATTTTTTCAAAATGATCCGGCTAGAACTCTGCGAACAATGCAGAGTCTCAATCAGACTTTTTCTCAGGGCGATCGGTTCCAGCAAGCTATGGCTTCTCGTGCCATTCAGGCGGTTGCTCCTGGGGCGAGTGCTTCTTCTGTAGAGCTTAGAAGAAGAATGGGTCTTTTTGGGCAGTTGTCTCCAGAGGCGCTTGAAGAATATAGGCGCATGGGCCCTAGTGGGGCAAATCTAGCTAAAACTTTGGGGGCCGGCCCTCAAGATATTATAAAGAGTATGTTTGCTGATACAATACAATCTACGGCTGGTCTTGGCGTTGATCGGCAGCTTTTTGAGTTTGCAGAAAGGCTTGGGATTGATGTTGGTGCCGCTGATGAAATGTTTAGAAAGCTCAAAAGAGGAGAGAGCCTTTCTGGAGAGGATTTGAAGAAATTCAAAGAAGCTCAAATGAGTCCAGAGGAGCTAATGAAATCGCGTCTTGATTCGACATTTACTGGATTTGATAAGAGTGTTTCTAAGCTTGGAACAACAATAGAATCTGCCATGGATAAAATGGCAGCTGATATTACAAAGGGCATTACAAGTTTCACTGAATATCTTGATGTTAGCTCAACTGGGCTTGCAAGATTTGGCGAGGCTTTGATGGCTGCTACAGCTATTTTAACAGCTGTTACAGCTTTGGGTGGCGTGGGCGGACTTGGGTCTCTTATTTCAAAAGGTGGGGCCGCCGCTCTTGGTGGCGCAAAAGGTCTTATTGGCGGGGCTGCTGCCATTGGTGGTGGTGGGCTTATGGGCCTTGGATTGACTGCAGGTGGTGTTGGCCTTGCGGCTGGTGGTGGATATTTAATTGGCAAGGGTATTAATTGGGCCGATGACAAGATTGGCGGTGGATCTGGACAAGGTCCTATCGCTCGTGGGTTCGATTGGATGTTTGACAAAACTTCTAGGGCTTTTGGTGGGACTGGGATTAAAACAGATGAAGAGATCTTTGCTGAGGTTGACAAGAAATATGGGAATAAATTTACAAGGAGATCAGAATCTTCTCCGGCGGCCCCTGTTGTTTCTATTCCTATGAACGATTTGGAAAACACAAATGCCACTAAAGAAAACACTAATGCTCTAAAAGCTTTGAATGAGCTTTTGTCTCGTTCTGCGGCTACTGGAAGACTTCCATCAATAATGCAGCAAAATTTTCAGAAGGTTGGGATGTAGGTGAGCATTTTAGATAGAGCAAAGGCTAAGATTGTTGGAAATAATTCAGATGATTCTGCAAAAGCAACATTGTCAAATAGAATTGTTGCAACAAAGACGTCGTTTGCAAGAATTTATTATTGGCATTGGAAGAAGCAGAATTTCGGCGTTGCATCAAATATAAGAGCACCTTTGGTTGGAGAATTTGAAACGATCAATGGCTGGATTGAGTCTGAGATTATATCTGTAAAAATTTCAAAAGCCATAGGCAGAGCTTCTGGAACTTTTAATGTTGTTTTGATGCCTTCTCAAAACTGGAAGCAAAAAATTTCTCCAGGCGATTGGATAGCAATTTATTTGTATCCGAACTTTGAAAGCAATCGTTCAGAAGTCCCAACGACAAAAAATCTTGTTCTTTTGGGCAATGTTGATCGTATTTCGAGATCTATTTCAAAGAATGAAGACACGGATAGAACAGAGCTTCGTTATAGAATTTCTGGAAGGAACTTTGGTAAAGTTTTTGAGGAGACCGATGTTTGGTTTGATCCTTATATCAATAGAGAAAATTCAGTTGATGTTGCATTAAGAGAAGCTGGGCTTGAGCTTATAGGCAATCCTTCGGAGCAATTCAAAAAAGTTCTTGATGTTTTCATGGGACCTGGGGCCCAATTTAATGATAAAAGAACTTCTCCTCTAAGGCAGTGGAGAATTCCAAGTGGGGTTGCCTCTCTTTTTAAGATTGATAAATTTTCAATCGAGTCTTCTGCTCCATACATTTATGATATTTTGGAAAAAGATATTGAGCCCAATCTCCCTGGATATAAGGTTCGAGGGATGCTTTCTCTTGATTCAAATGGCAATATTTTTGAGCAACTTCGCAGTGTTTCAAATGATATTGTGAATGAAATTATTATTGATGAATCGTGGAGAGGCAATGGTACTGTGCCAATGATTTCTTTGAAGCCAAGGCCTTTTAATACCATATATTTTGATTCTCAATTTGGTTCAGAGCTTGGCAAGCTAAAGCCTCTTTTAAAGGGCAAGCATAAGACTCTTCAGCAGCTTGCCAAGGATGCTGCTATTGTTTTGGATCCAAAAGATATTTTTTATGAAGATCTTGGCAGAGATGATCACTCTCGACTTAATATGTATGAGCTTTATAGCAATCATGCGACAGATTATAATCGCTCAATATGGGCTAATATGAATTTGAAGGGAGTGATTGCAAATCCTACATTTCAAAGAGAATCAATTAAAAGACATGGCTTAAAAAGATATTCAAGACAAATGGAGTTTGATAAGCCCACGGCTCAAGTATCCGGCTATTCTGAAGTAGATCTTTTCAAAGCTTTCATGGTTCAAGTTTATGATATGAACTATGCTAATCACTTATATGAGAATGGAACCATTGAGACTGTTGGGGTTTTAAATGCCGAGCTTGGCAAAGCTTTGGTTTTGAATTCTTCGAATTCGCCAATTAAAAAAGTTTATTTCATAGAAGGGTATGAGCATGAGTGGACTTATCCTGGGACATGGAGAACTATTTTTACTCTTACTCGTGGTCAATTCTTGAATCATCCAAACGGAAGAATTTTCATTGATGTTATTGATGATAAAAATGATTTTGGCGATAAAGATGCTGAAATTGATTCAGTATATATTGCTCAAACAAGGGTGAAGAAAGATGGCTAAATATACGGTAGATGGTGGTGTTATTCCTTCTGGGCTGGGCGTTTCAGAAAGAAAGCCTAAGGGTGGCAAAGAGAGTCTTCTGGGTCTTTATAAGGGCATTGTTTTTAAGGTTGTATATCCAGAAGATCAGCAAAATATAACAAAAGAAAGAATTGAGTATGTTGTCAAAGTCAAGGGTCAGCTTTATCCAAATGCTGTTGATCTAAGAAGAAGCGGTGGCATTTATAATTATCAAGAGAGAGTTCTCAAAGAGGTTGAAAGATCAGAGTCTGGGAAAATTGATCAATCTGTTTTTGATAATCTTCTTGATGGCGAGTTTGTCTATGTAATGTTTCTTGAGGGTAATGGTGATATTCCTATTATTATTGGCTCTGCAGAGCACCCTCAGAAAGCAAAATACAAAAAATCTAAAAAATCTGATGGAAGATATTCTGTTGAGGAATTCAATGGGGTTGAGATTAAGATTGATAAAGATTCCAATATGACCATAAAGCACGTTGGAAGAAAGGATCCTGGCGGCAAGATTCTCAATCAAGCTGCCTTAGATTCTCAAATAAAGATGTTTGGCAATGGTGATATTGAGATAAACACTCATGGGACTCAGGGCAGTGCAGATCTGCGTGCAAAGTTTACAAAAGCAGATAAAAAAATTGAAATTTATGCCCAAGAGAACAAAATTGTAGCTGGAGCTGATGGCATTAAGCTTACAGATAAGTTTGGTTCTTTTATTGAACTAAAATCTGGCGCGGTTCAAGATGATGTTGTAGGGAATAAGATAGAAAATGCCTCTGGCAATAAAACTGAGACCATAGGTGGCAACTGGAATATAAATATTACTGGCAATGTTACAATTACAACTCCTCAGGCTGATATAAATGCCGATGTTCTAAATCTTGGAACGGGAGCTTCTGAAAAAGCTGTTCTCGGAGATCAGCTTAAAGCTTATCTTGATTCTCATATCCATCCCACTGGCGTTGGACCTTCTGGGCCTCCAACGACTCCCATGAATGCTTTGTCTTCCACTGTTAAGGTTGCAACTTAGATGGCTTTGAATCCTCTTTCAGTCTGGAAATCAACATTTGCTACTGCAATTGTTCCTACTTCTGGGAATTCTTGGGCTATGAATCTAGCCAATTGGGCTGGAGATCAAGCTGATTTGATGCAGATGACTTTGATCACTGGTGGGACTTTTACTTTTAATAGATCTACTTTTGCATCAGAGCTTTTGACAAATGTCTCTCCTAGTACAAACAAATCGTTGGCTTTGGATAAGTTCGTTGATGCTTGGGAGACCGCCGTTCTTGCCTCAAGCATGAGTGTTTCTGGTGGGACTGGATTTGGATTTTCTGCAATAGTTGGCTCTGGGGTCGCAAGTAATACCGCAAGTATCAAAACCTCTCTCAAAGCTACTCTTATGAGTGGCTCCAATAGTGCTGATATCAATGATTCTGTATTTCCTCAGGCTTTTAGAAGTGCCTTTGCGTCTTTGATATTTAATGTGACTGGAATGGGTGTTCCGCCGTCTCCTCCGCCGCCAATCGCTCCTTTTTCTGGGTCTTCTCCAGTGATTTGAGATTTAAAGTTTAAGAAATTCTCCGATATTTAATTAGCTTTGTTGGATTGTTGTCAGGTTATATTGCACAACCTGACAGATTTTTTAATAAGGGAGATGGAATGTCAGGGGTTGGCAAATTGATCAAAACTGTCTCTGAGGACTTAAAGGGGGCGATTGTATCCCTTCTCGGAGGCGGCAGTGGTGCTCGTGGACGTTACCCTGCCACTATTCAAAGCCAACCAATTCTAAAAATCACAAATCAGCCTGAATATAGCTCTGGCGCATGGCGTAAATCAGTTGGATATGAATTTAGAGTTGTTGAGGTCAACAAGGATGGGAGCATTAAAGGCATTGCTCCTGGGTGGAGACCTTTCCAACTTCAGATCAATCCTCAAGAATTGACTCAAGATGAAGTTTTCGCAATTCAGGTGACTCCAACTTTTCGTGGGGTGATTGTTGAGCATCAAGGTGTGACGCTCAAGGACATAACTCTTCAGGGTACGACTGGCATCTCTCCTTTAAGAAGAGAAGGTGGAGCTAAAAAAGACACTGGTGCTCCCGTGCTTGCTTCTGGTCATTCTGGTTTTGAAGAATTTCACGAGCTCAGATCTTATTTTAGAGCTTATGTTGAGGCAAAGCGTCTTGATACTACTGGAAATCTTAGAATGGTTTTCAGCAATTTCAAAGATAATGAATATATATTCGTTGAGCCTCAGAAGTTTACGATGAAGCG